GTTCGTAGCCCGAGACATCTGGGACCAGGGCCCCACCCACAACGACCGCAGCCTCGCCCTGTTCTCGTTCGCCTGCTCCCTGTTCCGCCAGCTCTACTCGCCTGACGCAGTCCTCGAATGGACCCGTCAGTGCGACCTGAAATGGGGGCAGAAGTTTGCTGCCCGAGGCCCACAAGGCGAGCAGCAGTTACGCAAACTGGTCGATGACGCTGGTGCAAAGATGGGACGATGACATGATGGACTTTGACCACTGGTTGGAATACGGAATCGAACAGGGATTCTGCGGCCCCGCCGTCTGCACCACCCACGACGGCATCCCGTCCACCAGAGAAGAGGACGACGTTTGGGAAGAGTACGGGGAAGTGTGTATCCACATGATGCGCCCCTACACCGACGCTGCCCAGAAAGAGGCAGTTGAAGAAAATCATTCGCCGTCGAACTGGCGAAAGCCCCGTTGATCTACCGGTTCAGGATCCCAGGCCGACCCAAGTCGAAGAGCCGGCCACGGTTCGCACGCGGCCGCGCATACACCGACAAGAAAACCCTCGACGCCGAGAAACGCGTAGCCGAACTATACGACGGCCCCTACTACGAAGAACCAGTCTCCATGGTTATGATCTTCCACCCAGACTGGACCGACGTAACCATCGGCCCCATCGGCGAAGACCTCTCACCCCTCACCGCTGACGCCTCGAATCTGTGTAAAATGGTCGAAGATGGTTTAATCGGTGTTGCCTACCCTGACGACCGGCTGGTGCAGATGCTCCTGGTGAGAAAGATTCCGCGGTGAACGGAGGCTTCTCCGACCTGTCGTGGGAGCAACGCTACGGATCAATGGGCGAAGAAGCCGAAGGAGCATTCGAGGAACGCACCGAAGGGTGGGCACGCCTGGGGTTCAACCGGCCGCCCTTCTCGATAGAAACACTGCCGCTGTTCCTGCGGTACACCCCCGATTACGTCACCGTCAACACCCTCATCGAGGTGATGGGCTGCGGCGCCAAAGGTCTCAAACTGAAACAGGAGAAGCTCTCAGCGTTGACCATGTGGGACGGGCAAATGCCCGTGTGGATGTGGATCTGGTCAACACCGAAACAGCAATACGCATTCATCCCACTGAAAACGATTATGAAGCTCATTGACAAGGGAGAAGCGACCCCAGGGTCGTTCCGAGAGGGTAAAGCATATTACGGCTTCAAGCCGTCCCTCTTCCCTTGGAGCAACGGCAGTGACGGATGAAGTACGCCGCAAAGAATCCCTCTACGACCCGCTGCTCCAAACGACCGGCAGCCAGCGGCACGCCTCAGCATTCGGGCGAGCGTTTTCGCCGCTTGAAGCACTCATTGCTTGCGCCCCTTCCCAGGAGCCCGAAGAATCCGTACTCGAACAACTCGCGTTGCGGGAAGCTCTCGCCGACGCACTCGACTCCCTGGAGGAAGATGACCGCTGGATTTTTGACATGCTTATCGTTGTTAGGCTTTCTTTGCGCTTCGTTGGCCTTGTTATTGGAATGCCTAAAACGACTGTGGCAAGGCGACGAGACCGAATCATCGCCGACCTACGGCAACGACTCCTCGATCACCCCGTCATAAAGGAACGACTCGATGGGTATCACGGCACCGCCCTGGACACCGACACCTGAACAACAGGCCGAAATAACCGACGACCTGAACGACGCTTTCCACACGCTCGAGTGGCGGATGTGGCGCAAATCGCTGTTCTACAGTTGGGAACACGACCGGTTCCACGAAGTGACCGCCGCACTCGCAGCCCTGGTTGAACTATGCGACGCCGACCTCAGTCGGGCGGGGCAGCCTCAACGCAGCAAGTGATGAACTCCATCCACTTCTCCAACCAGATCAGCACTTCTTTCTGAGCCAACCAGTTGCCGTTCTCGGCTTCCTCCCACGCACACAGCAAAGCGATCAACTCGTCAGAGTTGAACACGGTCAGCACCCCGAGGCGCTCACCGTTCCACTTGGCATGGGTGCCGTCCTGAACGTCGAAGAGGCCGCTGGTGCGTTCCAGCTCAGTGGCGATCCCCGCTTGGAGTTCCTCCCTGACGGGGCTCGCGAACCACGAAGACCACGCCGACTCGTAGTCGAACGCAGTCTCCTCACTCACGACCCGATGCGTTCCTTAGCAAGAGTCTTCACCGCAGACAGCAACGCTGCTGCGGCTGCGATGAGCGCGGTGCGGATAGTGGAGCTCTGCCCGATGACGATGACGGCTGCGAAAGCCTGAACAGCGGTCCACGCTGCCCGTTCGACCCAGGATCCCCACGAAAACTTCGATGATGTAGTCACTTGTTCTTCTTTCCGCGGCCGGCCTTTGAATAGGCGATAGCCGCTGCTTGATCTTTCGGGTAGCCCTCGCCGATCAGCTTGCCGATATTGTGCGACACCGTCGCACGCGAAGATCCGCGTTGGAGCGGCACGGCTGCTAGTAGCGGGGCTTAGGGCGCTTTCGGCCCTTGCCGGCCATCAATCGTTCTTGTCGAAAAACGAACGCATCCCGCCAGCCATGCGGCTGATAGCACCCTCGGTCAGGGTGCCCAGGTTCTGCGTCGGACGCTTCACGGTGTCGACGAGGACACGGCCGGTCTCCACCAGCTTCGGGGTTGAACCATCCCTCATGGTGTCCTACTTTCCGAACGGTCGGCCGCCACTGTTGGCGTTGCCGAGCTTGGTGCTGCGTAGATAGGCGGCAGCCTTCTTCGCCTTCTTCGACATATCCCACATATTGAACGAAGACGTTGAGTTGTACGGCTGATCGTCCTGCGACCCGAACGTCTCCTGAAACGTGGGACCGTAACCTTCACCTCGGGGCATAGAAAGCACCTCCTACAAGAGGAACAAAGCGTCCCACGTTGACCCGTCAATAGCCCCACTAGGGCGCAGAAACCCTAAAGATCGTTGAAAACTTTTCACAGCGGCCTTCGTTCTGCGTCCGAACACCCCGTCGATACCGCCAGGATCATGCCCACGGTCCTTCAGCCGGCTCTGCGCCAACTGCACCAACTGGCCCCGAGACCGACGGGCCCTGGACAACGGAATGTTGTCGAGCCCGTTGCCCAAATCCCGCAAATACCGTGCAATCCCCTCAAAGTCGATGCCTGACGGGTTGCCCTCGTAGACGACACACCCGTTCTTCAACCATGCGTACAGCTCCGACCCTGGACAGCTCGTCGCAGCCAAGTCCTGATGCCCTTTCAACCACAGCCTCCCGCCGTAGCGTCCCTGAATGTCCTCGATGACTTCGGTGATGCTTATGAGGGCGACCTCAGGGAGCTTCGTGCCCCCGTAGCCTGTGTAACAGATGCTCTCTGTTTTGAAGTTGTAATGCTTGGTGGCGCCCGAAACGATCCCTGGGCCGCGCCCCTCGTAAATCACTCCGCGTTCGTCAACGAGCCAGTTGTAGGCAATCGCATTCCAACCTCGAGTATCGATGTGGTATCGCTCGTAGGCTCGGACTGCGGCCACGCCATTAGGTGGGTTCGCGACGCCAGAGTGATGAACGACTATTCCCACGACACGGGAAGAACGCAACCGCGAAAACGCCCGCTTCGGCGGTCTGGCATGCCAATCGTCGCGTGAGATGAAGTCCATCAACCTAACCCGCTTTCGTCCCAGCGAGCCTAGACGTTGCGGACCTCAATATCGATCATGCGTTTCATGTCGTCCGACAACTCACGCTGCATGCGGATCAACTGGTTGCGCTGCTCCTCAGGCGTGTTGACCCGCAGACCGCCACCAAACATCGTCGACAAGAACGTCGTCATCCACCGCTTCTCGTACTTCTCCTCACCAGGGATGAGGCGACGCAGCTTGCCCATGAACGGCATCAACTGATCCAAGACGTACAGGTCCGTGTCGGTCATCTTCCATTCGCCCTTGCGGTTCTTCTCCGCCTTGCCGAGCATCCCCATGATCGGCATCAGCCCTGGGATGTTCGCATACGACGGCGGCACATTCTGGAAGCGACCCTTCAACGGCAAATCTGCGAAGAACTGTTTGCCGGCCCACATCTCGATAGGCAACTTGGCATACGGGAATGCTGATTCGGCGAAAATCCTGGTCGCCATGTCCAACGGCTTGATACCCGTGATCGGCCGCTCCCCAGGTTTCATCCAACGGTTCAGGTCTTTGAACGGCAAGTCGGGCAGCAGGTACACCTGTGACCCGTCCATCCTCCACGGCAAACGGATACCCAGGTTCTCCATGAAGTAGTCGGGGACGATGCCCTCAGACTCACTGGAATACTCCAGCTCGCCTTTGATCTGCCGCAACCTCGACCACGCTGCCGGCCGAGACCCGATGGATTCGACCAGCACCGGCAGAATGTTCTTCTGCCATTTCCAGAACGGGATGATCGCTTTGATCTGAGCTTCTCTGGGGGTTATCTCACTGTAATCGAAATGATATTTGCGAATCCCCTTCCACGCCTCGTCGAGGGTGCCGCCGCCCTCCATGATGTGGCGCGCTGCGGTCATACGCACCATGTACTCGGCTTCGGTGTTGGCTTTCCGCACCGCTCTGAACGGCCAGAAATGCGCCCTGAACGGATTCCAGGTCCCCGTAGGAGCCAACCCGCTTTTCTCCGCCACCTCTATCTGGGCCTGACCACCGCCGGCTATCCCCGCTCGGTCTATCTCATCGAAGATCCGCCAATCCCGATCAGTGGCGTTACGCATCGCCCCGCGTATCCCCCCAAGTTTGGTCGGCTTGCCGGTCGTGCGCGTCACATACAGCAGATACTGGCTGCCGCTTGAAATCTGACCAGCGACCGGCACCTCAATCGGAATGTTGCGTGCCTTCGCCACACCCTCCAGATACTGGTGGTACTTCTTGTCTTTGGTCGCATCAATGGACGCCCGCATCGCAGCACGTTTCATCGCCGAAGTTTTCGTGTGCTGACCCATCTCGACACCCAGGATCTGAGAGTTGATCCAGGTCGCACCCATGATGTTGCGGATCACGAACCCAGGAGTAGCCACCGCCTGAGCTTTCCAATAGTTCAACAACGAGAAGTACCCCTTCGACCATTCTTTGAACGCCTTGGCGTTGTTGAGTTTCGCAGCGGCCAGCGTGGCCGAAGCGAACAGGTCGGCGGACTCCTTCATGTTGACTGCCGAGTAGCCCTTCAGGAACGGCCCCGTCATCTGGTTCGACAGGGCCTCGTTGTACGCATGCTGAAACCCCCGCAGGTTGCGTTCCTGGTTGATCATCTCGAGGGCCTGCTCCTGGCTGTCAGCCGCCGAGATGCGCCGGCCCAGCTCCGCCGACTGGCGGGCACGGTTCATTTCCAGTTCGAGTTCCATGGCCTGCTCTTTGGCGGACTGTAGGTACTTCTGCTGGTTGAACAACTGGTCAGGGGTGAGTATGTCCTCCTGGGCGAGGAGCCGTGCTTCTTCGAGCCCACGCTCCAGGTCGGGTGCGTTGGCCTGCCACTTCTCCGCTGCTGCTTTGGCTTCCTCTAACGCCTCGTTGTAGACGCGGGACTTGGCGAGTACGCCTGCTTCTGTTTGGGCGACCTTGTCGGCGATGTACGCCAGATCAGGCAGTTCTTCCCGCCATTCTCGAGCCATCTCCTTGTACCACTGGTTGCGGTCTGTGACGTATTTGTTGTAGCCGACCAGTAGATCCTTGTCGGTGGGTGGCCGCAGCGTCCCAATGGTGGCAGCAGTCGCACCCTCCGTGTTGATCTCAAGGTAAAAGCGGGCAATGTCGTCCTCGGTGTAACCGTTTATGCGACCAAATGCGTAAGAGGTTGCGGCTCCTGCTTCCCCAGGGAGCGCCTCGCCAGTAGCGGCGTGTATTTTGCCGCGCTGCGCCATCTTGATCCATTCCTCTGGGGTGGGCGGAGGCCCGTAGTGGGCCACCGTCCCCCTGTTGAGCTGCGTCACCACCGCCTTCAGGAAATCATCATCAGCCGCATGCAGATACGCCGTCGACCCCGTCAGATTGTCGAGATCAACCCACTCCTGATACTTCTTCGCCCAACCCTTGATCTCAGGCAACACACTGGACGGCATGCGACCAGTCTGCAAAGTCTTAACAACCTGATCGGCAGCCCTGACCGTCCTGTCGTTCAACGCCCCACGCGCCATGCGACCATTCATCTGAGCCAACGCAGACTCCAACACAGCCACGGAGCGGCTCTGGACCTGCAACTGTGCGTAACCCCTGGCCCCCGCCCGCTTCGCAGCGGCGTCCACCCCGTCGACCATCTGCCTCAGCCGTCGTATCTCCCAACCGATATCGTCCGCGAACCCCGCATACCCCGACATGACCCGAGCCCACCCCTCGGTCGGCAACTCTCCGAGCGAGTTCACGGCCTTGATCGCCGCTCGGAGATCCTTCGGCAACCACGTTGCCTTCCCCGCCTGAAGACCCTCGACAGCTCGCGTCGCAGCGTTTATGCGCCGACCCAACTCGGGTGCAAGCATCTCAGGCACCGAAGAGGCCGGCGTGGGCAGCCCAGCGGCCCCTACCAGCTCCACACCCTCCGCTGCTTCGTCGACCTGCCTCAGACGAGCCGCCCCCACACGGCTCGCGTTGATCTTGCCCTCGAACTGTTTGATCGTGCCATCCTCACCAACGATCTGCTTCAAACGCTTAGTGAGATCCATGCTGATACCGCCCGCATCAGAACGGTAAACGACACCCACATTCTTCAACTCGCGCAGCACATTCCCCTCCTGCACGCCCTGAGCCATGTTGTGGATATACCGTTGCACAACCTCGTTGAAATCATCGGAGAACAACCCCTTGTACTCCTGCTCACCGAGAATCCGCTTACCGATCTCGTCCCTCTGATCGAGAATCGACCTGCCCGTCTTTATCGGGCTCTCAAACATCTCACCGAGAAACGAGTTGGTGTACAACCGCTCCGCCTCAGCCTCCCCCAACCGTGCCACCTTGTCGTCATAGGCCCCTGGCGACAGAATGGTGCGAGGCTTCCACGGGGAGCCTCCCAAAGCCGGTCCCGTAAACTCAAACCCCTCGCCGCCGAGGATCTTCTTGCCGGCCGTTGACAGGTAACGGGCCGCGTACAGATCGTCAGCGAAACCAGCAAGACGCGTTTCCCCCAACGCATCGTTAGTGAGCCGGCGTGCGTCGTCCCACCACTTCAACAGCTCCTCATGGAACTCGACGCCGCGGCTGCCGAGCCGTCGGAACGACTCAGGCAACTCGGGGTTGATCATCCCGTTCACAAATGTGGGCCTGTCGGAAGCCCGCATCATGTCCTCGGAAGAAATCTTGAAGTCCCTCATCTTGTCAGCCAGCCGCATAGCCCCCGACCCCTCCTCGGGGACGTCCGCAGCCTTCGCAGCCATCCGCCACCCGACCGGCGGCTTACCAGGAGCGCCGAGCAGCTTCCCCCTAAACGTGCCGGCCGCAACTGCGGCCTTATTAGCAGCCTCTTCCACGAAAACCCCAGCCAACGCGGTATCAGGGTCGTCGGAAAGCCTCAGCCGTCGAATCGGCGCCCGAGCATTCAACGCATTGTCAGCCATCTGAACGACTTTGGTTTGCGTCGCCAGCCGCATCGCATACCCAGGCAGCGGCGCTACCACCCGAAGCAGCGGTGTCGACCACGGCATCGTGAACGGCAACGTGATCGGCAGGCGGCGACCAAACGCCGCAGCGTCCATGATGCTCTTATGGAACTCTTTAGGGATGCCGCCCTTCAGCAGCATGTCCGCCACCGCGGTTTCGCCCTTCTTCAACAGCTTCATCGAGTCGGCGATCTGAGGGGCATACCTTTGAACGTCGAACGCCTTGTCGGACAGAACAAACGCAGGAACATATTTGGCCCGCTGCGCTCGGGTAGCCTTACCCACAGCACCACCCGTGGCGAAACTCAACGGCCTCTCCACGATGTGACGGCCCAGCCGGCCCGTCCCAGGGATCGTCAACGTCAACCCGTGCTTGATCCCGATGTCTTCCAGGGCTTTGCCGGCCGACAGAATCGACTTGCTCTTACTGACCCGTGCCGCAGCAGCCGTCAACTCGGCGGCCTTGGCCGGCGTGGCGGCCAGACCTGACGCTTTGGTCAGCGCCTTGACGACCTCGTCGACCTTGCCCATGCCCTTCAACACCCGCGGAACGGCTCCCATGCCGCCCGTGGCCCACACGATGGGGTCGGTGAAGATGTCCAGGCCGAACCCCAGCGCCATCTCCGTTTTACTTCCAGGCTCGATACCCAGCTTCTCAGCTATGCCCGTTTCGCGCAGCACCTCGGACATGAGCATGTGATCGTTGGTTTGTTCCCACCACTCGCCGAGGCTGGCACCGCCCTCACCGAAAGGATTCTTCCCCTGGGCGAGGTTGCTGACAAAGTCGATGCTTTCCTTGACGCCCGAACGGGCCATCGCCGCGGGAAAATCGATCACATCGATCAGCTTCCCGAACGCCCCCTTGAACCCGCCGTCCTCCCGCTCAGGCTTCGCGAACCGTGTAATCGGCGTCCCGCCGATAGTCGGCGTGGTGCGCGTCCGATGCTTGATCGGTTCCGACTGGACAAACGACCCAGGGGTTACCCGCCCAAACGACCCTGGTGTGACCCTGCCGAACGACCCCGCTGTAGGTGACCCACCCTGGATGGCGTCGAGGATGCGTCTGCGGTCTGTCTCCGCCACGACTACTCAGCCCAAGCGGGTGTAAGAATGTCCCCCGTGATAAGCGGATTCGTAGCCGCCGACGAAGTCAGATACGGATTGCCAGACTCATCGACACCACCCACATCCACAAAGAACGAGTTGCCAGCATTATCGACCATCTCGACCAGATTCACATCAGACGACAGATCAGAACCAGCCCCAGGTCCGACCAGATGCTCCTCGATGTACCAATCCCTGTCCACAGGAACATCCACACCGTCCACATTGACCATGATGTAATCCTCAGCCAGCCGCTGCGCCTCAGAAGCCGCACCCTCCGCCTGAGAAATCTCAGTCGCCAACTCCGACGTAGCGATATCGCCAGATGTGCCCTTAAGGGCCATCGTCGCCTCATGCTCACGCTGCAACCGGCTCTGCTCCCCCGCAAACGTCTGCTGTGCCGCAGCCGCCTGAGCAATAATCCGCTGCTCCTGCGCCCGCTCCATAGCCCGCCGCTGCGCCGCACGCTCAGTCGCCAACGCAGCGTTGTAATCAGAACGGGTATAAATCCTGTTCAGCTCACTCTCGCCGAACAGATCCGTCTTGCGTCCAAACATCGCTTCCTTCGACGCCTGCAACGCAGCCAACTCCTGCAAGTTGATGTCGCCACGCTCCGCAGCACCAGCAATGTCAATGTCGGCCTGACGATCAAAGGTGTCCAGATTGGCGATGCCCTTACGTTGAGCGATGCTGTCCTCCAACTGGGAACGCATAGCGAACAAGTTGTCCTCCAACGCCCTGCCGGCCGCCGAATAAATCTCACTGCCCCGCATCTGCCGATCAATGGCCTGCGCCGCCGAAGCGTCCCGCAGACGATTCTGCAACGTCTGCATCGACAGCTCCTGCGAAGTAAGCAAAGCCTGCGTTTCCGCACCAGGAGCCGCCGTGTAGGCAGC